TGCCTCTGCCGGTACAGCACGGCAAGCTGGGCCAGCGTGACCTGGCCGGGTAGCACCAGCGTCCTGGATGCGATTGGATCGGACATCAGGGTCGTCGGAAGCGTCCGGGTAGGTACGGGTATGGGTCGACCGGGCTGAACCAGCCTATTTCCCGTTCCAATCGCAGGCGTCGTCATTGCGGTGGCTTACCTCCCGGCCCCCGGGCGGTCGCCGGGCTGCGAGGCTGAGCCTGGCCGTTGGGGACGCCTGGCAAAGCCTTCTGCTGCGATTGTGCGCCATTTTGCAAGCCTGGCTGACCTGGGCCAGCCGGTTGCCCACCCTGTGGCGGTGGATACGGCGAAAGCAGCTGCTGTGTCTGCACGGCCATTGCAACCCTGGCTGCCTCCTGGGCGGTTGCCTCTGCCTCAGCACGCGCCTTGGCTTCAAGCCAGGCTTCGATGTCGTCAGCCGTGACACCAGGTATGCGCCGCCAGAGTTCCTCAACCGGTACACCCAGCATCTGGGCGACCTTGGTGAGCCCATCGACGGTGGCAGCAAAGGACCGGGCACTAGTGTCACGCCACACCACGATGCCATTCATGTCGGTCCAGCCATCATTGTCATTGACAGCCTTTGACATCAGCCGGAAACAGTTCCTCCAGCTGTCGGTGAGCATAGACTGCTCTTCCTCGATCTTGCGGTCTAGGCCGTCCCTGGCGGCTGCTAGCGCTTCCGCAGACAGATTGGCGATTTGTCCGAGCAGGTGATATGGCGGCACCTGCGACACCGTGGACATATGCCGAATAGCTGCCTCACGCGAGTCGATGTAGGGCTGCAACGGTGAGACATCGAATTCTCCGAACTTGGTGGCAGGATCATCACTAGCCCAGATGCGATCAATTCCCGGCCGAAATGGCTCGGTTGATCTGCCCTGCTCGTCCTCGGAGGCCATTCCACTCACCCAGCGCTGGCGGAAGGCAGCAAACTGGGTTGTCATCATCTCGTTGAAGGTGAAGAAATTGATCTGGTCCTGGATGGCAATGAGCGGCTCGACCTCGCCGGCAACATCCTCGCCGTCCAGGTCGTCCTCATACAAGAACCTGACCACCGGAACAAGGCCCATGTTATGGGCAGCAACTGGAGCCTTGCCATCCAGGTACGGATCGCCATCCTCGGCAAGCTGCAGCGGGGCGGTGTTCTCGCCTGGCACGCCGGTGAGGATGTAGCGATTCTGCTCGTCATAGATAGTGACGATAATGCGACGCTTGCCTACGACAGCAGGATCATAGACGTCAAGACGCTCCATGGCAACCTGCGGCCATTCATCATTCACCGGGTCGGTGTACAGCGCTACCATCCTCCGCGCGCTGCACGCTCGCATCACCGGAACGTTCTGTATCTCCTGCCCAACAGCCATAGATCCAGGCAGCACAACAACGTACGAGATTCCATGCTTCATCACCGCACGATGGACGCCATGCTGCCTGCTGACGAAACGGTTCGCCCGGAACGCATCCCACTCCGGCACAGAGGCTTTCGCCATGTCGGCTGTCGTAGCGCCAGAGCGCCGATAGCCGTCGACATGTAGATTCTGGCTGATGACGGATGTCACCAATGGCAAGAAGTTCCGCTTGGAGCGCGCCATGAGCCAGCGATACTCAGTACTAGCACCCTTGGGTGCAAATGGCGGATCCGGCCGGTTGCGCATGTACTTGTCTATCCGCCGCAGGCGTGCCTGGTCGCGCATGTGGGTGTTGATGAGCGCTCCGGCAACCTTGGCGAGATCTGGCTGGTCTATGATCATGACGCGCCTCTGATCTTGCGCATGGCGCGCTCGCTCTCTGGCGTATCCGGATAGATGAACGGAACGCCACCGGCCAATTCTATCACCTGGTCGTCATCCGGCTCAGGATCAGCCGGTTGCTGCTGCGGCTCGGGAGTGGCGCTGCTTCCAGTGCCCTGTCCGTATCTGCGCACGCCGGAAATCCTCTCGTGAATAACTGTATGTGCCAAGATGCTGCATGGAGCTAACTGCCTTAGACGCAAAGCCTCGGAACACGAACACCGAGACTTCACCCTTGCTCTGGTCAACTACCTGGACAACCAGCAATGGCTCCAGACCCAAACGAGCAGCCTCCTCGATCTTCCTCAGCTGCTCTTCCCTCTTGATCGCTGTCTTCTTGTTCTGGGCATTGATGTTGAGCGTCTTGAGCTCGCCACCGAAATGGTCGTCAAGCCGGAAGTCTAGCGGAGTCGTCCGAGAGGACCTGCCAGCCTTAACTGATCCTGCCCCGGCAATCTCCACATACGGATGGCCAAAGTGCATTTCAACTAGGTGCGCGCCACGTGCACGGAACAGCTGTTCGTATGTGTCTCCGATCTCCGTCTTGCCCATCTGCGCGCCAGTACTCGGGTGAACAAAATTAGATGGCGTCTGAACCTTGGCACGGCCCGTATCGATCGTCCTGTCAACCATTCCCCGAAATGCACCTTCGAGCGCCCACTTGCCATGCGGATCTCGCAGCTCAGCCGGGTTGAATGGCACCAGACTTCTCCCATCTTGCAACAAGTCCGTGCACAACACGAACCCAGCCGTACTCAGCAGCCAGCTTCTCCCTCAGCTTACACTCACGGCCATTCAGATCGGGACGGCCGTTCATGCGAGATGGCATCTGAGCATTCATCCTCTTGGCCGTTGGCCATTCCCCTCTGTCGAGAATGGCGCGCATGGCGATCTCAGTCCGGCTCATGACCAGCTCCAGACACGGCCACCCTTAGCTGGCCTGCCAGCCTTGGCCTTGCGCTCCTGCCATGGCTTGCTGCTAAGCACCAATCTCCGCGCATGGCGCGCGATGATCTGGGCAACATTGCCATCTATCTTGCGCACAGATTTCGGCGCTTCCTTGGAAATGCTGATGCCCCACCGGTTCGGCGCACGGCGCGAGTTGATGACGTGCTTGCCTAGCAGGCTGGAACCATCGTGCTCGTATGCGCCATTCTCAATCTCCTTCTGCACCATCTCGCAGGCAGCGGTGAACTCGCCCACATGGCTGCGCATATCCCAGGCGATAGGCTGTGGATCCCGGCCGCCAGGCACAGCCCAGACACGTTCCTCCAGAATCTCCATGTACTTGGCGCGCCAGGCAACCTTGGTGCTCTCCTCCCATTCCTTGACGTCGGCGAAGAATGCCCAGACGTCCCAGCGGTCGAATGCCATATCAAGTGCAGCCTCAACCTCGTGAATGGGGATGGGGATCCTGGTGCCGCGCGCATCCCTGGTCTCCCATATACCGATCTCGAACACGAATCCAGTAAGAATCTCGCATCCGATCAGTGCCGTGGCATCATCTACCCGGCTGCCATCAAATCCGAGCGTAATCGGCGCACCGTCAGGAAGATGATGCGCTGGAGCGGCCATGGCACGCCATTGCTCCGGCAGGACCCAGGCGTCCTCGGCAGCCTCTGGCCAATTCAGGTAGAAACGCTTGGTGACGTCCAGCGGAGTCCGAGGCGACAGAATGGCCTCTACGATGTCCTCGACATTCACCCAGTAGGCGTCGCCATATGCGAACTCAACAGCACTACGAATGCTGCCCACATCTTCCCAGTCGACATTCGGCGGAGCCTGCCTGGCATCGTAGAGGATCTTCTGCTCACCCTTGAGCCTGCCCTCTTCCTGCGCGACCCAGGCCTCGAACGTGCTCTCGGCAACGGAGTCCTTACCGGGTATCCAGGCATTACTGGTCTCAAGCAGCCTAGAACCTGACTTCCGCGCATTGCGGTCCATGGCCTCTGCAAGATCAATGCCGCCATTGACACTGTAGAAACTCTCCGTCTGATCTAGGATCCCGAACGTCACCAGTGCACCTTCGGCAGTTGTCGGGCTGCTGGTGATGATCATCAGCTGTCCGCCACCCGGCACGTGAAAGACCGTCTTGCCGGTATCAACTTCATAGTCATCCCGGATGCGGGACTTCTTGGGTACCATTGCCCGCACCATTCGCATGGTGTTGATGTTCGCCTGGTCATGCGCGGTTGCGGCAATCTGGACGAGCGGCATCCCGACACGTCGCCCGACCACATGGTCGCACCCGGAATGGGTCCGGCACCCCACACACAGCCCATCGTTGTCGCACCAGCCAGCGAATCGTACTGGAGCTAGCAGCTCGATCAGTCCCATCACCGCAGCGAATGGCGACTTGCCATATCCCTTGGCGAAACGGCGCACGCCATGCGTGTAGAGCCACCGTGCATTGTCAGATAGGCTGTACCACCACAGTATGAACCTCGTCTGCGACTCCACAAACTCCCAGGACTGGCCGGCATTCTCGCCATCCGGCTGCTTGATGTACGTGGAAGCCCAGTTGATGGCCTCCCAGCCTAGCGTTAGCTCGGGAATGCCATCCGGTAGCGTAACCAGCCGGTCACGCGGAGATATCAGCTGCGATGTCTTCATCCAGGCCCATGCCTCCGCTGCTGCTTGCGCTGGAGCATCTCGATCTCGAGCACCTGGCGCCTACGAACAGCGGCACGCTCGTCGGCTGCCGATCCGATGCCGGCATATTGGCGCATGGTCTCACCACGACCACCGATTGACTCGCCTGCCCTATCGCGCTTGTCCATTGCCGCGACTGCCTCGTCCAGGGTCTTGTAGCTGTATCCCCGGTCGCCACGCTTGTGCTCGTAGCTATATGTACCGTCCGGATCCTTGACGATGATACCAAGCCTCTTACTACCGTTCTTAGTCACCCTGTAATTACCGGACATGCCAAGCTGGACATCGACGCCCTGTTTAGATGCGATACGCTCTGCCAAGAAGGGCTTGCCTGTTCCGGTGCTCGGCATGCCATGTTCACGGCGGATCACTGCGCGCGCCACATCCTCGTGGCTGGCGTACTGGCGTGACTCGCCACCGATCTTGACGTTCACCGCGCCGGATTGGTGCCGGCGAATCTCTACGCCTCTGATGCTGGCGCGATTGCCGTGGCCACCCTTGGGCAGCTCACCTATCGCGTTGGCGACGGTCGTATGGTCAGCCTCCGACAGCTTCTTGATGGCCTGAGCAAGCTTTGTCCACTTACCGCGCCGGTCACGCGCCTCAGACGGGTCAAATGCCATCATTCTCTCCAGCCTCCACCTGGTGCACGGACCATTGAGTGCATCTTATATGGATACTTCACGAAGCCATGCCTGGAATAGAACGCCTGGAGTTGTTCTCTGGACATCCCAGCCTGGTATGGATCAACGTCCAGCAACAGCGTTGTTCCGGCCTTGTCGGCATCAGCCAGGACATGCTGCAACAGCTGACTTGCGATTCCCTTGCCCTGCTGCTCTCTTGGTACCTCGATCTTGAAGAAGTATGCAACATTAGGGCCAAGTCGCTTTGGTTTACCCAGATCTCCGGCCGAGTAATTCAACACAACGGCCTTGGCACCGCCAACCGTACTGTAAGTGGTCTCATCGCCGACGGAACTCCTGGATATCTGCTGCGACAGACGCCTGATCCCAGACGCCAGCCTGCTCCACTGACCATGTGGATCTCGCGGCTCGCTAGGATCGAATGGCATGCTTCACCGAATCCAGTAGATGCCTACGCCTGGGTCTTCCATGTCCTTGTTCGCGATCTCGTACGTTGGGTACAGGTCTCGGGTCTCATTCCACAGCCGCCGTGGGCCCTCGAAGTCCGGGCCGGGGAATCGTAGGTGCAGGTTGATGTCGTGCAGTCCAATGATGCCCCGCTGCACAAGCGAAACTGCCCATTCGAAGTCTGACTTGGCCGTGAACCAGTCGTGCCCGCCATCGATGAACATGAAGTCCACCTGTGCCCCGCTGAGGCGCTGGGCCATGCGGGCATGGACTTCAGGGCTGGTGCTGTCACCGTAGATCATGCTAGCTCCATGCGAATGGAACTGTCCAGGGGCAGCCTCAATCGTCACGGCCAGGACGTTGGGCACAACCTGGCGCCAGGCCCACAGCGAGCCACCCGTGTACGAGCCGATCTCGATCATTGTACGCACACCGGCCTGCTTAACCAGTTCCAGCAGCACGGCAAACTCCCACTCATCCTGGAGCGCACCGTAATCGCGCACAGCCCTGGCGGCCATGTCCATCGTCGTCGGATCGGCCAAGATCTCGTAGTCATCAGTCGACAGCATCGGGCATCACCAATCCCAGGCGACCCTTCCACGAGATCACCTGCCGCGTGGCGCGGGCCTTGTCCTGGTCCACCTCACCCTCGGTGGTCAGCTCGATCCGCGCGCGCTTCCTGTCGATCTCTGTGACGCCCAATCGCTCGCTCATCCTGTTGAACGTCACCAGGATCTGGCCATTGCCAGTCTGGATGAAGCGATTGTAGGTATCGGCGGCCAGCACGGCCGTTGTCCAGTCACTTGGCTGCCAGAGCGATGTCTGGCCTGACACCTTGAGGCTGTTGTACCACGACCGGACGATGGGCTTCCAGCGCGGATCAGCCTCAGGAACGTGCGGCACAGGCATACGCCTGGCCTTGGTGGTGCTCAGATAGCGCGGGTCCTCGTGCTCGACGCTGCCATGCCCCATACGCTCCTCAGGCAGCTTCTTGCTGACCCTGCCGCTTCCTGGTCCGCCCACGCCGGGTCAGCCGACCGAGATGACGCCACCGATCCCTGGTCCCGGCGTGCCGGTGCCCAGGGTGATGACGTTGAAGCGGACGTACCGGATGGGAATGTGGCAGCCCAGCAGGGACACGGGCTTGGCACCCTGGGTCCGCCCAACCGGCGTCCAGGTGGCGTTGTCCGGGCTAACCTCCATCTGCATGACGGTGTCGGGCGAGTAGGCCGTGGGGATCAGGCTCAGGTTGGAGAACTGGCTTCCCGCACCCAGGTCGATGGCCGCTCCGACGCCGGTTGCGGTCTTGTATCCAGTGTGGTTGGGGCTCGGCATGCCGTGTCCTTCCTCTACTACAGTTGATTTGATGTTGGTGAAACGTACACATGTCTGATTCCCTCGCTGTCAACGTGGGACCTGGCAACCTTGAATCTCCCGGCCAGGAGATGCTCCTGCTCTGCGAAGCCAGAGTTCTTCATTGCCCGGCCACTGATATTCAGCCCAGCTACGCCACGATTATCTTGCAAGTGAATGATGGTCGGGTTATGGCTTCCTGATTCGGCATAAGGAAGCGCGCTCTCCTCTTCGGTGCTGAATGATGCCGGCAAGAATGTGATGTTCTTCCCCGCCACATATCTGGAGGCGGGCTGCTCACTCTCTCCTCGCACCAGTCCGGCAGGTACTGGGCCGCCATAATAGCGTACTGCCTTGGCTATGGTCTTTCGCTCATCGGGCGACACATGCAAATGGCCACCCTGCTGCACCCATCTGTCTAGTATCCTGCCAACATCGCCTGGAACCGGTGAATCAGACACCATCTGCCTGAATGCACCTTCTTTAGCCCACTTGCCCAGTGGGTCGCGAAGCTCGGATGGATTGAATGACATCATGCGGTTTCGGTGACGACGATCTGAGTCTGGTAGACGACT